ACAACAGTAGTGTTTGCTGCAATGTCAGAAGCACTTTCAATGGTAAGAGAGGGCACAGCAGAATAATCTGCACCAGGATTTTGAATAATGAAATCTACGATAGTACTGTCGTGAGAGAATGAATACAAAAGACCACCAATGCCAATGTTGATATTGCCAGTGTCGTATGGGACAACATCCTTAACTCTCAATTTGCCTGTGGAAGGAGTCCATTGAGTGACGGTTGCTCGGACACCAGAGATGGCACCAGTAATAACTTCATTAACAGAGAAACTTCCCTGACCAAAGTTTGCGTCCAATGTGATTTCCATTTCACCAGTGATAGGACGACCTTCGCTGAGCTGACCTGCTTCAATAACAGTTGCAAATAGAGAAGGAATACTTGCATCTTTAATTTGATCACCTGCTTGGAATAGTGTGGTGTTTTGACCACCGACAGTTTCTTCAATACCATACAATGAGTTATGAATACCACCATCAAGACTGATTTGGTTTTCATAGGCAGTGCCAGTGTTTACAAGATCGGGAATACCGTCACCTGCTCCATCTTGCTCATCATCGTCTTCAAACGCCCTATCATTCAATACAGCAATAGGCACAGTCAATGTTGTGATGTTGCTACCAACCTCAGTAATGATAACGTGTGGATCAAATCCCTGCTGAGCACTATCGTAAACACCAGCATCAAACTGCACAATAGCATCTTCGGTGCCAGGGACACCACCATCAATAAATGCTAACTCGTCAACCTCAAAGGTAATCAGCAATTCTCTGTTTGCTGGATTCCAATCGTAGACCTTTGCAACCTTATTGTTTTGGTTTTCAATTCTACGTACAATTCTATCACCAACACTGTATTGATAATTAGAAACGCCATTAACATCCTGAGTTGTATCAAGGACGATACGCTGATCATAATTAAAGTTAATACCTCTCGTTAGACCAGTAAATCTTTCTCTAGATTTAGATGCATATGAAATAACTTCGTTACCAAGAATCAATCTTCCAGATCCAGGGAAGGAGTCTGTAGAGCTGACGTAAATTGTATCTTCAGATGCCGTGGCATTCTTAAGAAGACCAGTCATCAACAACTGAGAAGAGTTGTAAGACTGTCTATTAGAAGTCCTTCTCTTGAGATTAACTAGTTTTGTAAAGATGATTTGAGGTGGACTTGTATATCCAATACCAGGATCAGTAACGTCAATACCAATAATTTCACCCTGCTCAATTCTAGCAACTGCTTTGGCACCCAAACCACCGCCGCCAGTAATCAGAATAAATGGAGGTTCATTGTAGAATTCACCAGAGTCAACAATAGAAATACTAGTAACTTTACCTGTAGTGTCAATAGATGCGGATCCAGTTGCACCTTGACCTCCACCACCTTCAAAAATTAGTGTGGGAGGAGTTGCAAAAGATCTTCCAGGATTTAGTAGAGTTAGACCAGTAACACTCTGCACAGTCGGTGTGCCTATTGCTCCAGATCCTTCGCCGCCAAGAATTTTTGCTTGTGCTGGTCCAAAATAACCATCACCATTTTTAGTCATCTTGACGTAGGCAACTTGCCCACTATCATTCAAAACAACATCACCTGCAGCACCAGATGGGAATTCCCCTGGTGGAGGGGATAATGTATCTCCTTCAAATACAGGTGCGCCGTAGAATTGAGGACCAATACAATATGGGAATTGTGGATCGCCGTTAGAGTCCTCTGTCAAGAAATAACAATAAGTGCCGTTAGGATATTCTGGAGTTACAGCAAACTTACCGTTAAATTCATCCAAAAGACCTACAGCAGGATCATAGATGTAATCGTTTACAAGATCACCCATTTTATAACCAGTCTGGACAGTTCTAAGACCTAGACCAGAATTGATGTAAGAGAAAATGTAGAGAAGACCAGGAGCATCAACTCTAGGAGCAATTCTTATCTCTCTTGTAGCAGCAGCATTAAATTGACCAATGTAAGTTGAATAATCAACTGCTGCACCATCAATGTAATAAGTAACCGCATCTTGATAAAGATAACTGGTTGTACCGATAGCTAGACTACCAGCAGGATCGGCGTGCCAACCATCACTAGTAGTAGAGAAGAGAATAAAATTATCATCATTTGAAACATCATCTTGATTGAAGATGTATGTCTTACCTCTTTCAAGGGTGATGAAATCTGGAGAAGTGCCATCAAAAGCAAACTTACCACTTGCTACAGTAACTGCATATGTAACTGTGCTGGGAGTTACAACTGGAGGTCTATTACCGTCAATTTCAACACCAGTTTTGAGTCTAAAGGAAGATGTCATTCTCCCTACAGTAGTGCCACTGGTATATCCCCAAGGTCCATAAATGGGATATCCATCAAATGTCATGCCTAAGATCTTAGAGTGACCGTTAGCATGACGAGAATAGTCAACACCACCAGAAGAATAGAAATCGGTAATGTAATAATTGTTTGGTGATTCGTGTGATTCGACCGTAGGATCGAGGACCATGTATCCTTCATCACCTGTGTATCCAGACATGTATCTGTGATACTTACAATAGTAATAGATGCGATCATCTTCATCGGCATTCATGATGAAGAGAGGAGCAAACTCATTTTCATAGTCAACGGCATAGTTACCGTCGTCTGTATCAGTATACAGAGTGCCACCATTTAGTAGACCATCTGGGGTCTTACTAAACTGCATTGGGTGTCCAAACTGATGTATGGCAGTTGCTCTATTAGATGGATCTGAAGAGTCCCAAATAATTTGATAATTTCTTTGGACACGGATATTTTCTGGTGCAAAATACCACTCACCAGGAATAAAGTTACCAAACTCTTCTGCGTCTGGTCCAAAGTTAATATAGAAAATACCACTTGGGAATGTAATAGGATCATCACCAACAGTCAATACAAAACCATTGGTGCCAAGTAGTTTATCACCATCTGCAAATGTGCCAGATACTAGTCGTACATAAACTCTAGTAACAGTATTATTACCATCTCTGACAATCTTAGCGATAGTACCTGCAGCACCACCACCAATTTTCTCTACGATTCTACCCAACTCAATTTGACCTAGACTTTCGTCCAGACCAGAGATGGGAAGTAATACGTTATCAAATTCTACTTTAATGCCCCAAACAAAAGTTTGTAGCAACCCATTTTCGTAAATACCATTCTTCAGAGCAAAGTGATCACTAACTTTACTTGAATGGTAATAATATGTACCATTATCTAAGGCACCATCATAAGCATCGAGAGACTTCAGATATGGATACTTGACAACATCCAGACCAAATCCTGCGGGAGCACCACCAGTAGTGCCCCATTCTGGAGTATGAAGCAAACCACCGTTTGCCATGATGCCAACTGCCTTATTCAGTTGATCGGGGCGAGTGCCAACAAAAGGCACGTCTTTACCACCACGATAAATGAAGGTTTGATTGAAAGTCCTATCCTGTACAGTATATGCTCTTAGAGATACTGCATTAGCAACTGCTGATACGAATCTGTGCTCTTCAGTATATGTCGATGGTGCAACTGCCAGCACATTGACTGTAATTGTAGTTCCAGTTACTGCAATAACAGGGATGTCCTGATTAGCAATAGGATCTGTGGGACGAGGATATGGATGATTTGTTTGATGATTGTCTAAAGCGCATGTGAATGTGATTGAATTATTCGCAATGCGTACAAAATCATCTGTGGTGATAGTATGAGTGCCGATTGTTAGCACCAAATCACCAGTGATGGGGTTGTAGTCTGCGTCAGTAGGAGTATATACAGCTGCTTGAGTAGAGCTACCTCCAGGTTGCCTCTCAATACCTCCAGGATAGTCTGCTGGTTTGGGATGATTGTCAGATACCAGGACTAGTCTATCTGTTGTGCGAGTACCTTGAGTTTGAAAAGCAGCAGAAGTAATAGAGTTATTGTTACTTTGCCAGATTCTTTTAATGTCAAAAGAAGATACAACATCAGGAGTATCTTGTGTTGGTAAAATGGAAAGTCTTAGAGGATCATATCCAGACCCAGACGCTAAGACTCTAACATGAACGATTCTACCAGAATCATCATCAATAATAGGATATAGTAGTGCTTCTTGGACAGGTGTCCCACACCCAGTCACAGTGAGTTGTGGAGGATCGGATGAGTCATATCCAGACCCACCATCCAAAACTTCGACTGCTCTTACACCAAATATTTCGTTAAATATTGGTTTGATTACAGCCCCAGATCCAGGTACGGTTCTTGCCATTTATTAACTTACGACGTTGATGGTGCCCTGCATTAGTGCATGTAGGGTGCATTGATAATATAGAGTGTCAGGAGCATCCAGAGGGACTGTCCAATACAAAACACTAGATCCACTGCCCGATTGCCCTGCAGTGTAAGCGGTGCCTGTCAAACCTTGTGTTGTTTGAATTCTGAAGGGGTGGCCACCACCTTGGACAGAGTTATCAAACACATATGTAAAACCTCTATAAACATATAGAGTAGGATCAAGTACAGTACCTGCAAAACCAGGACCTGTAAATGTATAGTCGTTATTACCGTTTGCGTTTAATTCCCACCAGATAACAGGAGATCTAGTAGGCACCCAATCAGACCCATCCCAATATGTCATGTCACCTTGAGTAAGACCTGTGACATCAGTGTCTGTCAATGCAGCAAACGTTGTAGTCAGAGTGCCATCAAAGTCAATGGTGAGAGTATCACCAGAAACAGATGTAGCAATATTTGTGCCGCCAGAAATAATAAGTGTATCTGTCTGAGAATTTGCTGTTGTGCTGCCAGTATCACCAGTAACTGTAGCAAACACGTTTACCGATCCAAGACCAGCAGCGTCATCACCAGGCTCCCAATAACTATTGGTAGCATTCCACTTTAAGACCTGACCGTTAGTGGGAGATGTTGTATAGTTAATATCACTAAGAAGCTCTACAGAGGAATATTCGGTAGCAATTCTTGCTTGAGTATCTCCAACACCACCAGCAGTGATATTGATATTCACATAAGGATTGTCGTTACCATTAACGGTAAAAAACGTGCCAGGGTAAGTTGCGACGGCAGGAGCAGCACCCAAAGAAGTATATTCGTTTGATACTGCAACAGTTGTGGGGAATGTAATTCCACCAGTGGCACCATCAAATGTTGATGTTACACCACCAACACCCAAGGTAATATCACCAGTGCCATTAGTGGCAAAGGCAATATTGCCATTGTTGGTAGAAATAATATTTTGACCATTAACATCTAGTGCAGAAGTCAAAATATTATAGTCAGAAGCAACGAAAGTAGATCCGTTGTACTTCAATACCTGATTGGCAGCTGCATTGGCAACATTAACCTGCAGACTAGATCCATTTCCTAGGGCAGTATAAATTTCATCAAAGTTATTATTGACTTTTGTGCCACCAGCACGGAGAGTATCTCCAGTGTTGTCATTGGCGGCACTGCCTAATCCAATAGTTTGCTTGGTCATTATCCCTAAGAATTTTTAGTTATTTATGCAGGTCTGACAACACCGCCATTGATGACGGGAGTCTCTGTTACTAGAGGTTGTTGTACATCACTAGCAGAGGATTGAGTGACAATTTCAGGATCAATTGCTTCTTCCCCGTAGTTTGCGAGGTTAGGAGCAACGTAATTGTCATCGACGCTAGTTGCAACCGAAACATCAGGATTTTGATATCCCGATCCAGGAGCGGACATCGTAACACCCGCAACACCAACTAGTGCTCTAATCTGTGCGTCAAAACCACTAATAGAGTCAACTCTAACGTTAGGTCTAGTTGTGTAACCAGATCCAGGAGCGGTAACCGATACTGTATTTAGTGTGCCAGAAGTTAGGATCGCTGATGCTGCAGCGTCTTTACCAAAGACAGATCCAAGATAATCGAAGGTGATTAGCGAGTTGGAAGATTCGATAACCGCAACTTCTCTATCTTCAACCTCACCAGTGATCTCGATTAGGTCACCAGGCTCGATTGGGGGGACAATTGTCTCTGCGTCAACGTCTGCTTCAGATCCAACGTAGGAGAATGCGACGAAAGTCGATCCCACACGAGGAATTTCAGAGAAGATGATTCTAGAACCAACAATCTCAAAACCAACGCCAGGTTCTTGAATAACACCATTGAGCGAAACGATGATGTTGTTTTCTGGACGGATAACTGTGGACTGGACACCATCGGTAAGAGTCAGCGAGTAGAATGTGCCATCTCTTCTCAGGTTGAAGGACTGTCTCAGCGAGTCGAAGTCGAAGGAGATGTCATCCAACTGTCTCAGTTTACCAACATAGAATCCTGTGAATGCAGATCCCAACTCAGGTGCCTCGGTGAATTGAATCGTATCCGAGAATGCTGTATATGCGTTGGTTGCACCAGGAGGTTGAAGAATACCATTGATGAAGACCAAGATATGACCTGCGGGATCGGGGAAGTAAGGATCGCCGTTATTTGTCGTAAGTTTGAAGGTGGTAGTAGTGCCATCAAATCCTTTAAAGAATCTTCTGACTCTCGCTTGGAGGACAACCTTGTCAACAATGACTGCTTTGTAGTCATTGCTAGCAGCACCTGCTGCTTCGGGGAATGCTGCACGGACAGCATCTTTTGTGTCAAATGTGCCAACAACATTACTCAAATAGAGTCTTGTATTCAAACCAGCTGTCCTGATATCTTGTACCAGACCCGCAGCTTGTCCTGGCGTAGTAACAGCAGTAGCAACTTGAGCATATCCAACTGGGAATGCCTCACCAATACCATAGTCACCAACAATGTCAGTAGTAGTAATTGTGCCAAATACAGGCGTAATGTAGATGTAGTTATTGTCAAGATCAATCTCGGTAATAATGCCGTAAGTGTTAGTATCTTGAATGTTGTTGACAACTTTGTATAGTCTGTTTCCAACAGTAAAGTTATTGAGACCCTGAAGCACATTGATGCCCAATCTCACATATCCATCAGAGACAATTCTCTGACCAACAGAAACGTCTAGGCCACTGAATTTAGAAACTTCAAGGTATTGCTCAGAACTTTCAGCGTAAACAACTGCGTTAGTTTCAAATTCGCCATTTAGAGTTTCTGTATCAACAGTTAGTTTACCGCCAGTGTTTTGCAAGACTGCAGCTTCTGCTTTGATAAACGAAACAGTTTCTGCAGTTTCTGTAGATGTGTATCCTCGGAATGGGACATTATCTTCAAAATCACCTTTCAGTTTGTTGAGTTGAATTCGATCTTCGATAGCAGCAATAGTTGCCGTTGTGCTATTTGTAGCACCAACAACTACATCACCTACCTGCCATGTACCAGCGGTAACAACTACATCAACATAAGAGAAGTTTTCATCGGAGGTAAATCCATAGATTTCACCCGTAATGCCAGGAGCACCTTGTTTTTGGCAAGTTTCATTCATTACGAATGGACCATCAACGACATCACCAGAAATACGGAATCTCTTATATTCCTTGACAAGTTGTGCCTCATTAGCAACAACAGACTGGACTTCAGCATATGCATCACTAAGTAGACCATAGAATGCATCTGCTTGAGAAATAGCGCCACTAGTAGGAGTGGGATAATCTCTCCATACTCCAGGATAGTATTCTCTCAGTCCATAAGTGCTAGCTGGGACAGTAATACTAGTTGCAGCAACAATACTATTAACATAAGTATCATTCTCAAGTTGGTTATCAAGAATGTTGATCAGATAGCGCACCATTTGCTGATATTCACCATCTTTAGCAGCTCCACCCGCTTCGTTATAAAGAGCTAGAGCAGCAGAGCTGTTGTTAGATCCAATAGTATATGCACCAAATCCAGAGAAACGTCCAACACCTCGTAGTTGAAGTCTCAACGCCTGAGTCATATAAAGTCTCAGTTTAAACAGCGCATATTTCTTGACATTGTATTCAACATTAGAATAGAAAATTTGACCACTTGTAGTAGCACGATAAGGATCTAGAGCACCCTGGTTAATCTTTGCACCCCAGAAAAGAATCCAATTACCAGAACCAGTGTCGCCGTGATTAAGAGCACCATTCTTACCTCTTATCCAGGCCATGGCAGCGATGCTGCTAAATCCAAAACCAAATGTCAGTGTTGCATAAACGCGATACCAGTCATCACCAATAGGAACAACGCCAGCATCTTCAACTGTACAACCACCAGGATTGTCATTAAATATGGATCCAATTTCTCCAGTTTCCAAATCAACGTCAAAGAAAACGCTGATTGGTTGGGCACCAGGAGAAACCAATTCGGTTTCAAAGCGAATGAAATGCATTCCATTGGGATACTGAGCACCAAGTTGTCCTTTTGCAAAGTAAGAAACTGTATAAGTTTGAGTTTCTGCCGTAGCACCTTCATCAAAAGTAGTCGCAGTTTCATTGTCAAACCTTAGAGAATTATCATTATCAAATGTTTCATAAGAAGATAGTCCATAAAGTCTTATAATACGACCGTTTCCACCACTATTCTGGTAAACTCGTTCTGCAAAGGGGAATGAGTCAGGAGCACGATCGGCATTGGTTTGAATAGATGTGTTATAAGTAGACCAAGTTTCAAATCTTTCAGGATTAGTCCACAAATTCTGACTGATGGATGTACCAGCAACCAAAGAAGAAATTGTGTTTGCTTTAGCAATAGTTTGAAGATTAGAAACCTTGTTAATATATCTAAATTCAGACCAAGGTTGTGCCAAATTGATACCAGTAGGACCGTTGTTAATAATCTGCACAGTTTGTGCATAGCCAGGATCCTGCGAGTTGGTGCCGTAATACCATTGATAAGATGCGTTGGGGAAAGGTTCGTCTGTATCATATCCTGTGGGAGCACCAACGCCTCCAGGATCCTGCACATTACCAATAACCATACTTGTCAACAAGTAATCGTTAATTCCATAATATGTGTCATCAAAGATTTCCAGGACAGTAGCAGATCGCATAACTGTGCCATTAACGGCAGTTCTTTGCTCAATAGTGGCACCAACTGGGAAATTGGGGAAAGTTGCCATATTCACGTCAAGTTGGAATGTCTTCTCATATAGAATATTGTCAGACTCAGTACTAGTGATAGCCATATCACTAATAACATCATCAGTAATTTCATCAATGAAATCATCATATTGCCAGGTGCCAGTGCCCCACTGTTGCTCAATTTCCGCAGAAATTTCTTCTCGGAAATGATTTTTGTTATACATGAGCATCTCACATGCTGCTCTACCATCTACATCAGAAGGTGTTAGGGTGTCAATGATAATATCTAAAATCGTATTCCATGCTTGTTTAACATCAGCACAGTCAGAATCACTGTATCCACCACCATTAGAATCTGTAATTGTGGTATCGCGATATGCAGATATTGAAGTGTGTACGAAAGCAAATTGATCACCACT